GCTGTCTGTACATCTGCAGGCTCCGTAACACTAGCAAGGTTACTTAAAACTGTATAAGTAGTACCTTTCATTACATTAGCCCCCGCCAAATATCCTATGAGGGTTGGAATTGCCTTATCTCCTGCTTGCGTAACTCTGCTATCTTTAAAGGTTACATTAGTGTTCCCTAGCACAACTATTCCCTTATCATTTGGTGGTGTTGTCGGTGCAAATACAGCACATTTAAAGTTTTTCTTATTAGCTCTCTGTGCTTTTACAAATGTAACCAAAGCATCTTGATCTGCTTGCGTGGAAGTTTCTTCTATGGTTCCTATCCACCCTATTTCCAATCCTTTTACAATATCCAGAGCATTGGCAAATACTCCTTCTGTAGCATCTATCCTAACTACCGTAATCTTATTGGGCTTTCCTAGGAAACAGTCGCTTATATAGGCATAGTTATCAGCTGTGTACAATGCTTTGTCTGCATCTAAATCAGTTTGCTGATTATACACCTTGGTTGTAAATGTCTTGTCTGTATCATCTTTTACGATCAATATTACATTGCCACGTTCTGACCTCCCTATAAAAGAAGATGCAAGCTTTTTAAAAATAATATTAATTTGTGGCAAATTTATAGACATTAATTATCTCTCCTTTCTCTGTATGTTCAAATTTAAGTTTTCTAACGGCTCTGAATTGCCTGTATCCGGCAATTCTTGTACGGAATATAGATAGAACTGCATCTGTAAAATACCATCTACAATTACAAAATCCAAGCCATTGTCCTGCCCATCTTGCTGAAATGTAGGTATAAAAAAAGAAGGGGTTACCCAAACTCCTTCAAGAAATATTTCCTCCAGCTTATCCTGTACACTTAAAAGTTCAATCCTGCTGTCATATTCAGTTGTGGGAAAATAATATATTCTTATGCTTACAGTTTTTTCTTTTAGCTGTGTATTGAATTTATTGGACATATCTCTATCCATTTCAACATAGAAACATGGGCGCGTATAACCTTGCCTTATATCTGTGCTCTGCCTTTTTACATCAGGAAAATTCTCTTTTAACAGATTGTTTATAGCTGTTATAATATCTTTTATTCCTATCATATCATCACAACCCATGCTTATTTATCATATCGTCAATAAAATCTTCACAGTTTTTATAATACTTAGACATAAAATCTTCATAAGCTCTTTGAAATGGATGAAATCCAGGTACAAATCCTTTGCCAACAGAATTACCTTCTTTGTCTGTCTGCAGATGTCCATATTCCAATAAATGTGCATGAGGTGATGTATTATAGGCTCTGCAGGATAAAGCCCCATTATATTTGTATACCTTCCCTGACTTGAAACCTTCATAATAATTCCCTGTTTCTTCTATAATCCCTAATTGCTTAGCCTTATTCTTAGTAGCTGTTTTTAATTGGTTAGCATTTTTCTTCAAGAACTTAGAAGATTCCCGTGGTATTTCTTTTTCTGCCAGATCTAACATATCTTTTGTAAAACTGTCTAATTCCTCTAAACCTTCAAAACCAGTTTCGGCCATTATATCACCTCTATTCAATAATTTCCTGAACAAATATTTCTACTGTCTCGTGGCTAAAATTCGGGTCAAGGATATACTTTATGTCAAACCTATGTCCGACTTTTTCCTTCTGGTCGTTTAAATAAGTTTGCCTGTCTGCATCTTTCTCAAAATACATTAGCCAATTTGCAGTAGTTAGTTCTTTTGCAGAAGAATATCTCATTATAATTTTGTGGGTTACATTGGATAGCAAAGTCCCCACATTCTGTTGTTTAATTAAAGAGCCAGTTTGTGGAATTATGGAAGCCCATACCGTTTTTATCTTTGCATTTGTAAAATCATCTTCTCCTAGTTCATTTTCATATGGAACTTGTTCCCATATTTCCACTCTTCTATCTAATTTTCCTGGGTTCATATCAAAATCACCACATTTCTTGTATTGGTACGAAAATGTACCCGCTTAATTTGCAATATAAGAGCATTTTAAACACCTTACAATACAATTACATATCTAAAATATAAAACCTCTTATTTAAGACGTTTCACCTGTTCCTGTAGATGTATCAGTAGAATAGCAATTTTGAAGCTGTATTATAAGACATTGAAGCCCATATGCAAGTTTATTGGCATTTCCTACAGGTTCTCTATTTTCATACCAATGATTTACAAGAAATTTTTCAGCCAGTTTTGCTACTGGGTCACCTGGATTTAAAGTACATCCTGCGTTTAATAAATATTTTTCTGCTGTATCTATTAGTTCTTGTATATCATTATCACCGTCAGTAGTATCATCACAATGCAAGTATTCTTTTGCCTCTTCTAAACTAAGCACCGACATAATAAATCACTTCCTATGCAGCTATTATAGTTACTTCACAAGTTGCAGTTTTAGCCTGATCTCCATGCGATTTAGCCGTAATGGTTGCTGTGCCTTCTGCAATACCAGTAACTTTCCCAGTAGAATCAACAGTAGCCTTAGTTTCATCAGATGAAGTCCATACTACGCCCTTATCGGTAGCATCTTCAGGCAAAATAGTAGCTATAAGAGTTTCATTTGCCCCTGCAGCTATGGACGTTGAAGTCTTATTGAGAGTTACCCCTGTTACTGCAATGCTCTCAGTGGTAACTTGTAGTGCCGTACTTAAAGGGCTTTCTCCTGCTTCATTTACAGCACTTACTTGATAAGAATATTCCGTATTAGATTCCAGACCTGTATCTGTATAATCCTTTTCCGTTAATCCTTCTTCTATTTTTGCTCCATTTCTATAGATGTTATAAGTAGTCATATTATCACTCTCCTTTAAATAACCCCTGTGAAAGTTACTCCCATCCCAAGGTCACACTGTCACTCGTTATGGAAGTAGCTTTCAGTCCTTGGGGAGTATTAGGGAGTTGGTACTGCGCCTTTTTTGATTATTACAAATCCATTAGGGTCAAGTATTTTACCATCTGCTATAAGGATACCTTTGTCCACTATCTCGTTCTTGTCGTGGTCTGTGTACCTAACCATTGTAAGCTGCATGTTTGAGTTTATAGCATAGTTGTTTAAGTTGGCGAATATACCTACAACGTCACCATCAGCTGCATCATCATAATTTGCAATTATATCATCTTCCACCTGTACAACAGTTTTACCACCAAAGCTTTCTTGAGGGCCATTCGTAATGCCGTAATTCACCCTGCCTACAGGCTGTCCGTTCTTATCTACCATACCATCAATGTAACCTTCAAAAGTTCCGTGTGCCATATAGAAAGATGCTCCACCAGTATAAGCAAGAGGCATCTTGGCAAATACTTTCTTTTTCCATGATGCCCATTCAGTGAATTCAGTTGGAGTTAATGTTACAATTTGACCTGCAGGTATTCTTGTATCATTTACAATACCTAAAGGCTGTCCAGTACCTGTTCCTTTTACAATTGCTGTATCAAGTGCTTTAACAAAAGCCTCTGCCAGCAGAGAAACTAATGTAGTTTCAAATATCTGCAAGGTTACGGTATCAGCAAGTAATGATGTGGATATTTTACATTCCAGCCCATAATAGCTAAATGATATATTCTGGTTAATCTGAATTTTCTGCCTATCAGAAGGGGTAGTTTCTCCAATCCAACTAGCTGTCGGTTTAAGAGTAAGTATAGGAACTTGTACTCCACCCTTTATTGCAAGTTTTCTTACTGCGGCATATATTTGCCCATAACTTTCAACTTTCTTTATTACTTCTTCTAGTATTGTTGTTGGTATTACTGCAGATGCATCTCCAGTAGTAGTTACTGTATCAGCATTTTTTATAATAGGTCTTGTAAATTCGTTCTGCAGTACAGGTGATACTTCTCCATTTACGCAGAAATTTTTAAACGCTTCTCTGTACTCCAGACTTGACAGAGTATCTTCAAATCCTGCCTTTTTCTTTGGTTTATTCAAAGGTTCGGTTACCTGGTTTCCTTCATCATCAAAGTTTTTCCCTGCATCTAAGGCTTTCTGTGTCTCAATTTTAGCCTTTATATTGTCAATTTCTTGAGTAGATTTATTAAGTTCTTCTGCTGTTACATCATCCTTATTCATTAAAGCTTGTGCCTTGTCCTGTGCTGTCCTTAATTTATCATATAACGCTCTAAGTTCTTTGCTCATTTATTATCATTCCTTTCTAATTTTTTGCAAAATAAAAAGCCCTAAAGTAATCTGCACTTTAAAGCCAATTTAGCTTTTAACTGTTTAATTTTTTCTTCATCTTTCGGTCCTGGCTCCATAGGAGGCTTATCCTCCAATTTGTCAAGCCTATCATTAATTTTGTCAAATTTATCATTGATTTTCTCTAGTACTACCTTAATATCATCGTCTTTAGGCTCCTGGATATTTCTACTTTCTTCAATTTTAATAAGGTTTTGCATAGAATTTTTAGCACAGTTTTGAATTGCAAGCCTATTAAAGCAAAAATTTATAGCCTTATTTTTAGGTTCATCTTCCTCTTTGTCTGTATATAACATTTCATCTGCAAAACCATTCTTCATAGCTGTATTGGCATCCATCCAGGTTTCATCATCCATCATTTGGCTTATCTTGTTTCTGGATCTACCGGACTTTAATTGGTATGCGTTCACGATAGATTCTTTTACTGAATCCAAAACATCAGCCTGTTTTCTCATGTCACTTGCATATCCCTGCACTGAACTCAACGGGTTGTGTATCATCATTATTGCTACAGGTGACATCATTACCTTATCTCCTGCCATTGCTATAACACTAGCTGCCGACATTGCTTTTCCATCAATTTTAGTAGTTATTTTACCGTTATGATTTTTCAAAGCATTATAAATCCCTGCTGCTGCAAATACATCTCCACCATAGCTATCAATCCATACAGTTATATCCTTGCCGTCATATTCATTCAATTCATCTCTGAAAGCGTTAGGGCTTGCATGATCCATTTCAAGCCATTCATATATCCATACATCATCATCGCTCACTATATCTCCCTGTATCCTAAGCTCGACATTTTCCTCTTGCCCGTCTTCGGATTTATTGGTTATGAACTTCCAGAATTTACTCATTGCTTTCACCACCTTTGTCATATTGTTTGCCTACCATAGTAAGAGGAATGTAATTTCCATTCACTATTAGCTGGTCCCCCCCATCTAATGGAGGGTCTTCTTCAAGCGCCCTGCATTCATTAGGAGTCTTAATACCGTTCTGAACTGCTGCTGTATATGCGTCAATCCTGCTCTTTGCATCACCCCTAAGCATTACATCAGCATTGAATTTCATATAATATCCCTGTTTTATCTCTGCTGTTGTAAAAAGCTTATATGTCGATTCTTGTTCATACATAGTTAAAATAGCCATCATAGTGTCACTATAGAATTCTCTATTTGCTTCACTTGTACTGGAATAGGAACTCTTCACAAGTTCGTTTAATTGATGCAGCTTTATTCCAAATGCCGCCGATATTTGTTGTGCACTATACTTTGTATTCTCAAGGAATTGTGCATCCGTAAGTTTTAAAGCTAGTGGCTGAAATGTATATCCATAAGGCAATAAGCTTACCCTGTTGGCATTTTTAAGGCCATTTGCCATCTGCTCAAATTTATTTCGGAATACTCCTTCTGCTTCTGGGCTTAAATCTCCGGTGTAATTTATAATGCCTGCTGTCTGCATACCGTTCTGTATGCTGTTTTTAAGAAATTCTACAGCAGAGCCACTTGTATTTATAGCACCTTGAAGTACCTGTATGGGGCTTATTCCTACTATTCCATCTGTTGTAAGGCTTTTAAAGTGAAGTAAATCATAGCTTTGTAGCTTATGCCTTACCCCCGCATTGTCCGTGTAAATATACCAGATAGTATCTTTAGAACTTATAAGCCCTTCATCATCAATCCATATTTCCATCTTGGTTGGATCTAATGGATACAGCCCTTGTATAAGCCCTGCATATTGCCCGCTCTGGATAAAATCAATCCATACATACGAATTACCATATATATTCCTAAGTGTTTCAACGCATTTCCAGAAATCACTTGCTGACATAAAAGGGTTAGGTCTTAATTTAAGTAATGGATATAAATAGTGTTCTGTAGCCTTTTTAATTCCCCCGCTGTCCTGGTATATCTTGCATGGAAGTTTCCCCATTGTTTCAGATAGTATCTTAATACACGTGTAGGTCACTACCTCATTTAAGGCATTTTTACCGCCTAAATTTAATTCTCCCGGTGCTATGCCCAGATATTGTACTAACTGGCTCATGTTAACGGGAATTTGTGTCCCATCACCGTTTAATATAGTCTGGTTCCTTATCCTGTTTATTGCGTTTTTAAATAACATTCACATCACCTGCTATCCGTGGCTTTGCTAATTGTATAGGCAAGTATTAATAATATAATACCTACTACGCATATACCAGCCTGCCACATAAAAGAAAAAGCAGCCACAGCAAAACAAATTAGTCCCATGGTTGCTAAAATATCATCTATATACTTTTTTAAAATCTTTGATATTGTTTTTATCATGGCATCACCTCCATAATTTATCAAGGAATTCATTCGTTGCGTATTGGTTAACGTCAATATCATATTCCTTATTTTCTATCATAACCTTGTGTACATCTATAATGGCATCTACAGGGTCTATTCTTTTAATTCTATAATTCTTGTCTATCTTACATTCTCCAAAACTATTATAAGTAAGTTTCGCATTGCATACTGACCAGGTTAAAAGACCATTGTTCTTATCATATTGAATATTCCCACCGTCTACAGATAGCTTAAAATCTTCTGTAGCACTGTTTAAATTCCTTGCAGACTGTGTAATTTCAATACAATCACATCCAAAGGTATCTAAATCTCTTAAAAACGCGTCTGCATTATGGGGGTCATAAGCAATAAATTTATATTTCAGTCTGTATTTCTCCTGCAAATCTCTCAAGTACTGTATTATATACTGGTAATCTGTTTTAACCCCGCCAAGGGTTTCAGTAAGGGTTATAAGATTTTGCCTTACCCATATATCATATGGAGCCTTATCTGTCTGTATATGCTCCTGCAACTTTTTTTTAGGCATGAAACTATGAGAATGTATAAAATATTTATCTTTAGGGAGTTGAAATTCTAAAGCTAGAGAAGTTAAATCTCCACCGGAGCTTAAATCTAATCCTACGCCACATTCTCTACCAGACATATCTTCAAGAGTGTAACCAGTTCCACAGCTTTTCCAATTCACGATATTTATATAATCATCATCAGCCATCTGAACCCACATATTAAGGTCTTTAGTCATAAAGTTTCTTAATTCTTCACCCTGCATCTCTTTCGCTTTTATTGCGTCTGCTTTTAATGCAGTAAGGGTTTCAGGTGTCCATAGTGGATTAGCCTTCTGCCAGTTCTTTTCATTCCAAATATCGTCATTCTTGTCCAATTGGCATATATAAACAAATTGGGTTTCATCAGGTACAACGCCTTTTAGGACTTTGCAACAATATTCATAAAGGTCATAGCATGGGCCGTTAAGATTAAATCCTGCTGTAGTTATAACGCTTATCAAACATTGCTTTAACTTTTTAGTACCATCAGACAATAGCTTATACATCTGGTTGTCTCTATGAGCATGATATTCCAATATTGTTATCCTGTAGGCTTTTTATCCTACAGTTCTTACAGTTTCCTATAAGTTCAGCGTACATTTTCAACCAATAAAAAAGACAACCTTTTTATTGGTTGCCGGATACTCTTGGGAAGATTATATTTATTCACTTCCTACGCGTTACGGTGTTCTATAGCCTTTCGTAATCCATAGAATTACCTCGGTATTAGCATGAGCCTTTTGTCCATTCCGTAATAGTGGTTCTATGCTTATTTAATAAATTAGCAATGTCTTTAACAGTCATACCTTTCTTTCTTAATTCTAACGCTTTAGCCTTTTTTGTGAATGCTTAAGCGTTCTGTAAGATTATAGGTTTGTCCTATATAAATTTTACTATTTACTAAATTTTTAATATAATAAATCCCACTTTTCACAGTATAATACCTCATTAATATTATACCATAAAAATCTACGGATGTAAAATGCAGCTTTTATCCTC